TGATGTTCATCGTCCTGACCATGTTCCCGTTCGATCCAAGGGGAATCACTGGCGGCATCATTGTCGTCCTCGCCGTTCATGCCCTGATCCAGCTACTTAGGTATGTTTTCTACAGGCGGTAAACTAGGACATGACCAGTTTTCCGATACAGACAGCAGCCGAAGGCTACGAACTGGCCGGCACCCTGACGCTGACCGCTCCGCCGGCACCACCAGTAGCTGAGCCTCTCCGCATCGGGCTGCATTGCATACCTGCCGACATCCAGACGGACCTGAGGGACTACCCAGGCCTGCGGGCGTACCGCCACTTCGGCAAGGACACCGGGGATGCCGATTCCCTACCCGAGCTGCCCGACGTGAAGACCGATCCGGTGTGGTTGGCCCTGGCCAAGTTCCCTAACTGTCGCATCCTGCTGTCCTGGAAGGACGACGTGGAGCAATTGGAGTCCTGGCTGCCCACCCTGGATCGGGACATCTGGTTGACCTGGTACCACGAGCCGAACGGCAACGTGGACCCGGCGAGGTACCGCACCACGGCGCGGCGGATGGTTCAGATCATCAACGCGAGCCCCAACCGGCATCGGATCCTGGGCAACGGCCCGATCGTTCCCCGGTACTGGCTGGTGGAGAACGGCGGGGACCCGCAACTGTTCTGGTACGAGGGCGCCACCTACTACGGGGTCGACTCGTACAACGATGGTCAGGCGTACAAGATCAGGGAGATGGTGGATCCGGCTGTGGCGCTGGCCACGCGGTTCGGCTGCGATACCTTGCTCGGCGAGTGGGGCGCGGAACAGAGTATCGATGACCCCTCCGACGAGCTGCGAGCTGCCGCTACCCGCAGCACGGTCAGCTACGCTCGCACGAAGCCCCAGGTCAAGGCCATGATGTGGTGGAACAAGGGTGGGGATCGGCTCACCAAGGCACCCACCAAGCCAAGTCTGCAAGGTGTGATCAACAGTCAGTAAGAGAACCCTGGTGCCAAGTAGCTCTGGACGGGTTATGGTTCGTCATCTGGTCGAGGTTGACGCTGATTTCGACTAGGGGTACCCTGGAGGACGAAGCACGGAGCTTCTCGTAGATTTGACAACTCCACAGCCACATTGCCCCCGTAGCTCAGTTGGGTATCGAGGTCCCAGGTTCGAGTCCTGGCGGGGGACGAAGTGGTGTAGCCGCCTGACCGACAACAGGGCCGGTTCAGGGGGAACCGGCTACACCACTCCTAACGTGGCAGGGTGCGGGTCCATAGGGTGCTGCTGCTCATCCAGTGGTACGGACATGGGTTCACGCTTCGTTTCCTCTTGCCGAGGTTCCGTACCCTGTCACCAAGTTGATCAGGTTCACACTCTTACTGAACGGGTAAGAGTCGAGCATGGATGCTCTGATCCTTCTTCTTCTGCTGGGTGCGACGGTGTGCTTCGGCCTCGCCGCCTTCGGCGTGGGGGCACGGGTCAACCTCGTTGCCCTAGGGCTGATGCTCTGGGTGCTGACGGCGCTGATCCCCGTACTGGAAAGGGCCTTGTAACCTGATGAAGTTCTGGTGCTGCCCATGGTGTCGGAGGAGACCTCCGGACCTCGCTGTGAATCGGGCATGAAACAGGCAGCACCAGTTCAACGTGGCAGGGTGTCGCTCCACCGGGTGTTGGTTTCCGTGCTTCCTTTGCCAGGTGTTGACGAGCTAACAAACACCCTGCCACCACAGCGGGATAGGGGAGTTCGGTCGTCCCCGTCAGCCTCATAAGCTGAAGATCACGAGTTCGAATCTCGTTCCCGCTACGATCCGATTCCCGTTCGTACCAGGCGATCGACGTTGTACCTGTATGGGGCTACTCCGGAGAATCCGTGTTCGTGGCGGAGAGAACGCTCGGAGTGTCCTGGGAGGGAATCGAGGAAGGATGATGACGTGGATTTCGTCATCTTGATCGTTGTGCTTGCATTGATCGCGATAGGTTGTATCTACGTGATCTACAAGCTCTAGTCAGACTGAGTAGAGACGGAGAAGAATGGCCAAGCTCAACCAGATCGTGGCGATCGTCAAGGGTGTGAAGGGTGACACCAACGGCGCATTCACCAAGATCTACCACCAGCTCCAGAAGAAGGAGCCGTTCCACGGCCAGGTGCGCACCTACCGTCCGCGTGACGACGACGGTGAGCAGCTTCCTGGCGAAGGCAACAAGGTGCAGCTCAGGGCCGAGCACCTGCTCAACGACGCGGCCCAGTACCTGACCAGGCTGTTCGACGTCGTAGCCACCCAGGAACACACCAACACCGTCGCCTTCGCTGACGTGGTCGTCGGCGGCAAGGTGCTCCTGGAGAAGGTCCCAGTCGCCACGCTGCTGTTCCTGGAGAAGCAGCTCACCGACGTACGGACTGTGGTATCCCGGCTACCGGTCCTGGACCCGGCCGAGGAGTGGCACTACGACACGAACGCTGACGCCTGGGCTACCAAGTCGACGTCGACCACCCGCAGCAAGAAGGTGCCCCGTACTCTGGAGAAGTCCAAGGCCACGGACAAGCACCCTGCGCAGGTGGACGTGTGGATGGAGGACACCGTGGTCGGCGACTGGACCACTGTCAAGTTCTCCGGTGCGGTACCGCAGGCCCGGGTGACCCAGCTCCTGGAGCGGATCGAAGTCCTGCGTCAGGCAGTGAAGTTCGCTCGAGAAACCGCGAACAGCGTCGAGGTCATCGACCGGAACATCGGTAACAAGATCTTCGGTTACCTGTTCGCACTCTGATCTTCCGCCCGAGCGGGCGGAAGTGGTGGATGCAGGCGGTGGGCTTAGTCACCCTGCCGCTGGCCCCGGTGACTTGGCAGTTGGCTACCGTAAACGCGAACTGCCCCATAGACCCCCGGCTTGGCCGGGTAGGAGCACAGTACGAGGGTTGTCGGACGCCCCACCAAAATCCGACTCTACGTAAGATTCAGCTCTGCGCATCATTGATGCCGTAGGGCATAGTCTGAGGCTATTGCTCCAGACTGAACCTAAAACGTCAACGCTCAGATCGACCGGTCACGGGCAAGACAACTGAGGTTCCGGGTTCGAATCCCGGCGGGGCCTCTCTCATGGCCCCGTAGCTCAATGGCAGAGCGCGATGTCACATGAATGACCTGTGGTCTTAAATGGCGCTGGGTAGTCGCGGATCGCGACGTGTTGATCTCACCTCGAAAACGATGTTGCCGAGAAGCCAAAGGCACCGGACGTCAAATCCGGAGATCCCTTGAAAGGATCACCTGGGTGCAAATCCCAGTATCGTTTAAATTGGGGGAGGGAGAAGGGTATCTCCCTCCCCCAGCCAAGGCAGTCACGTAGCTGGTGCTACAGCGGGTCTGTAAAACCCGTGCTTCGGCATGAGTGGTTCGATTCCACTGACTGTCACAAGCCAGGGAGGGGCCTAGCGTACTTAGATGCTCCTGGTAGAACGGCCCTCGATGCGCATGAAACGATCAGTCGCAAGACAGGCCACGGACGCTGCGCCGTCGCGGTGGTCATTGCGCGGGCCGACAAACCGGTAATGACTGACCCGTTAAGGGTTGTAACGGGCAGTAGCCCGACAAGGACTCGTAGCTCCAACGGGCATGAGCGCCCTGGTCGCGGCCAGGAATGAGTGCAGGTTCGAATCCTGCCGAGTCCACAACCCTCGAGAGTGACCAGAAGGAAAGCGTCTGGCATGACTCGTGGGCCAGGGAACCGGGCTAGGACGGGGAGAGGCCAGTGCGAAGGTGGGTACCCGTCGACAATGAGTCCGTAAGCGCACAGGCGGCCAGCGCCGGTTCCCGAACGGGCATACGTAGATCAAAAGGCAGATCACAGGCGAGGAGCCTGGATGGAGGTTCGATCCCTCCCGTGTCCGCACTTTCGGTGATGTCGCAGACACGCCTCACGTTGCGCTTGCGGAACCGAGTGTCCATGGAGGATAGAGAGTGAGGCCCTCGTGATGGACAAAGTGCATGTTCAGGTGGCACCTGGAGAGTCTGATCGACACTGGTCAGCGACCCCGCACTACCAGGAGGCGGGGCGTGCACTCTAAAACTGAGGAGGTGACATGAAAACTGAGGAGGTGACATGCAAGTCAAGTTCATTGATCTTCCGCTGGACACGTTCCCGTTCACCGTGAGGTTCTACAGCGAACATCCGGACAAAGGGGACCTCAGGCATACGGTGACCGTGAGTGCCCCAGGCGCCCTCTACGTCCCCGCACTGAGGGAAGAAGGAGATCCCCCCATTTGGGTGGTGGTCGAGTATTCGGACGGTAGCCAAGCGGTCGTCTCTCCCCCTGGTGAGATCCAGTAATGGTCACCGCGACGAAGGGGCGTGCCTGCGGGGACAAGAAGGCATTCACCAGCAAGAAGGCTGGTATGGAGTTCATCTTCTACTTGGCCCGGCGCAGGGGAGCCAACCCCAAGAGCTACAACGTGTACTACTGCAAGCACTGTGGAAAGCTGCACGTGGGACACAAACCCAAGCAGCGTCACAATTGACCGAGCGCTCCCCTACTGAGCCGGGAGAAGGGCACGCCCCAAGTTCCACGTGTACCGGAAAACTTCAACGCCCCCGTAGCTGAGTGGTTTAGCTGCTGGCTCTTAACCAGTAGAGGTAGGTTCGATTCCTACCGGGGGTACGTGGGGGCTTCAAACGGAGGCAGGGTGTCGACTGGCCATGGACCTCGACACTGTCAGGCACCTAGTAGGGGAACGCTCCACCGTCCGGATGCTTGCATCTGGTGACCTCAGCGGGGATTGGGTGAGGTCGTTAAACTAAGTCCCCGCACCCGCCTCAGTAGCTCACGTTGGCTGAGCAGTTGCATTGTAGGCAACCGGACGCAGGTTCGATTCCTGTCTGAGGCTCAGCGGGAGCGCCCGAGCAGTATCGACGATCAGGTACCTGGTCTCATCTAACGCTGTCTCTCTGCTAAGGAGGTCCCTGTCATCGCGCGCATGCAAGGTTCTAGGGCACCTAGCGGTGACAGGGCAACCTACCCGTATAGCCCAACGGACAGGGCACGGACCTCCTAAGTCTGGGATCCGGGTTCGAATCCCGGTACGGGTACTGGGCACGGACCTGCCGCCTTTGGGGCCATCCCCAGCTACCTACGGGTAGGTCCGTGCCCTCTAGAAAGGGGCTAAGTGGGCAAGAAGTTCGTGAGTGGGGTTGCACTGTTGGCGGCCATCTTGATTGCCATCTCGGTGCTGTCCCATCAGACACGCAAGAAGGTTGAACCGCAGGTAGACCCTGATCGTCCTCCGGTGATCGTGGCCCATTGGGAGATCCAAGGTCATCGAACGCAAGATGCTCTGATCTGGTACATCATCGATGAGGTGCAGTTCGGCCCCTACACGGTGAGCAGGTCCGGTCAGGACGAGATCCCGGGCGTACGTCGCGGCCAAGTGATCAACTTCTGGTTCGCACAGTGGTGGGACAAAGGGTTCTCCCGGATCTGGTTGACCAACCAGGGATGGATAGTCACCCCACAGCGGTCGACTCAGGTCCCAGGAGAGATCTCCGTTCGATACGTTGTCCCCTGAAGGAGGCGACCATGGGGTTCATCTGCAAGGGCTGCAAGGCCGGGCAACATGACAAATGCATCGGGAGCACCTGGTGTGACTGTCAACATCGTGAAAGGAAGTAATGAAGCTAGGCACCAGGATCAAGGTAGGTTTCGGAGCCTTGGTCCTTATTGTCATGGCAGGACTGGTGTGGCCTCGCCTCGGTCCAACCGACACAGAGCAACGAGATGGTAGGTCTTACATCGCCCACGTCGTGCTCTGCTCTCCCAATCAGGACAAGGGCAAGGGGGAGTGTCACCGTGACAACCCCGTTCGGATCAAGGTCAGTGTCGATGGATTCGGCCAGCAGGATCTTCCCTGGTCCAGGGACAGTTACGAGCAAATGATCTTCGTACCTCGTGGCAGTTCCGCTCTGATCGAAGCACAGCAGTTCGACTTCCGTCGACTGGAATGCTTCTGGACCACTGAGAATGGTGCCCTGGTCGGCACCCCGGACGTGACCCTTTCACCCGCAACAGTGTTCTGTCACCTGCAAAACTGAGGAGTGACATGGGCCGTCGCAAGATACTGCTCTGCACAGGGTGCGGGGTCGACGCCACGTGATACATCGAAGATCGACAATAACCATGTTCTATGTCGTAAACGGTACGACCAAGATTGACCGCTTCGAAGCCGCGCATGCCGCATCGGTGCAGATACGTGACGGGGCTGGGCCAGTGGGACACGTCCAGTTGTACGACGCGGACGGCAACCTCGTCCGTGAGGTCGTCTACGGTCACGCCGAGCGTGCTCAGCGGGATTGGGAGACGTTCACTACACCGAAAGGTCCAGATGAGTAGGAACCAGAAGATCCTTCTGCTTGGCGGCGGATTCCTCGCCGTCCTCACGCTGGTGGTACTGCTGATCGTTGCATGTCGCACACCGGCCGCTGTACAGCCCACCGGGAACGACGTCGAGGTCGAGGACTGCGACGCTGAGGACCGGGCCAAGGGCGAATGGTGGGAGTGCGGGCACGTAGCCCCCACGAAGAAGCCGGTAGCGGTCAAGCCCACGATGAAGCAGCCCACCACGATCAGGAGGAACAAGTGAGTGGTGATTGGGACGACGAGCCCAACAAGCCGCGCAAGCGAATGAAGCCGTGGCAGTTGGCGGTGACCATCATCGCCGTTCTCTTGGTCTTCGTCGTGGCCGGCCTGCTGGATTGACCTCGCACAAGGACCAGGGATACGGCACTAGGCGAGGACTGGGTGCCACCCATCGAAGTGTCCCTGGTCCGTTGCCCCGCTGAGCGGAGGCTCACAACCAGTTCAAGCCTGGTCGGGGCACTAGGGGCGTCAGATTCAATGGACCGGGTCTGACGCCCCGGCCGTAGAAGGAGGGGAAGTGGAAAAGAAGTTTGCACCCGGTTCAGCTCATTGCCCGAACTGCAATCAGATCGGCTTGGATCTGGCGGAGGGTCAGTTCATTCCAGTGCTCAGGTGCAAGTCGGGATGTGGCTGGGAGCGAGTAGGTAAGATCGAACCAGGTATCGTCGTCTTCGCATTCGATTCCGATGCCTAGTAACAGCTATCTGAAATGGCTATTGGCCATCTTGGTCATCGTGTTGGCGGTGGCCCTGTTGCCGGAGCTGATGACATGAGCAATGAGCTGGTCAAATGACTGACGTACCCGATACCTTTTTCTGTGACCATCCATGGGAAGTCGAGATGGCTCAAGGGGGCATTGGGCATCGCCAGTTCGTCGCCGTTTGTCACACTGAAGAAGAAGCACAGTGGCTTGCTACTGTCTTGTCTCGCCAGCTCAAGCACGCCATTCTGTTCGTGAAGGGTCCGTCGAAAATGACTAGGTACGCATTCCGTTCAGGAGAGCGGTTCGGCTTTTAGATTCTCCTGTTCAGCCTGGAACTGGGACCACTTGTAGTGCTTGGTCTTCTTCAGGTCGGCCTCTTGCTGCGCCTCGGTGCGGTTCGGCTTCCTCAGATCGTGGCCACTGTCCACGCGGTCCACCTGGACCAGCTCGAGGTTCTTGGGGTGCACCTTCACCCGGACGCAGATAGCCATGGCCGCGTACTTGGCCCGGCTGTGCACCCACCAACGGTCCCGGCCCTCGAAGTGGAACCGGATCAGGCAGTGGTCCTCGCCGGCCTCCACGTGAGCATTGGACATGTGGCGGTTGAGGATCATGAACCGTTCCAGGGCATCCCAGATGATGAGCTGAGCCTTCTCCGGCTCAGACACCTGGAGCTTCCAGACGAAGCTATGTTTCATCTTCGGCCTTCACCTTCGCATGCACCTGGGCCTGGGCCTTGAACAGCAGCACCACCTGGGTGATGAAAAGGATGTCCAGCAACCCGAGCAGCAGAGCCCAGGCGAATAGCGGGGGCTGCCAGGTGTCGTTGAGCATCAACATTGTGAAGAAGGCAGACAGGCCTCCTGCGATACCCACCATCACTCGGCCTATGGTCGTTCTCCACCAGTTGGGCACCCAGAGATAACGGACAACGAATGTCGATGTGGCCAGGATCAAAACGATGATCTCTAGGCCGATGAACACCCTCATCAGTTGCCCCCCTCCAAAGCCCTACGTACTAGGATCTCAAATTGATCAGCCGCAGCCTTCGCCACCGGACGCTGCTTCCTCAACGCCTCCAGTCGACGTTCTGCCATCTCCCTGGCCTCGACTGCTGCCTGGGAAGCCTCTGGCGTCTTCTTACGCCTGCGGAACCAATGCCAGTTCATGCGGCAATCTCCCGAGCCGTCGACATGAACGGGGCGAGCTGCTTCACCAGCTCCTTGTTCACCTCGACTTCGGCAAAGTAGGCGGCTCGCCACTCCTTCACATCTTCCCTGCACTGGAGCAGGGTGCTTGCTGGAACCAACTTACCCAGATAGATCAGGCGAATGCCCCAGATGAGCGTGCCGAGGAACCCCCCTTGAATCGCCCAAGGAATCCATTCCGGGGGCATCTCTATCCCCCAGCGACTTCCTCGTCCAGGGAGCCCAGGACGTCGCGTACCGCTGCGTCAGCAGCAGCCTGGATGTGAGGCATCAGTAGGGGTGCCAACGCAGCCGCCAGAGCCTCTACGTCCACCTCAGCGGGTGGGGAGGCCGGCTCCTGAGCCTTCTTCAGAATCAGGTCGCCTACCGATCCAGCCGGCGGAGCACCGATCTCGGCACCACCGGGCGGGGATACGTACCAGTTGCGCAGGTTCGACAGATCAGCGAAGACGTCACCTACAGTCCGGTTCGGGTTGTCTGTCTTGTCGATCAGCTTGTCAGTCTGTTCCATGTCATTCTCCAAGATCCAGGGGGCATTGGAGTCTTCGTGTGATTCGCGAGTATTGAAGTGAACATGCTTATCGTGTGGATTGGACCCAGTGTAGGTCTTGACTTCCCAATTCTCGGAACGTGAAGCCGACTGGCGGTTGTAGATCCAATACTGAGACGACTCGTGCTTTTGGAATACCCTGATCAGGGCCTGAACATCGTCCTCGTAAGGGGCTCCCTTGCCGTTGACCTCTTTGTCCATGTCCCAGGCATCGACAGAGCCAGCATCGGGCTGAGGCTCGGGGTCAGGGTTGTGGTCCGAACTGGTGCCCTGGTGCGCCTCGTCACCGATCGTGCCGTCAGACTCCTTGTCCCGATGGGGATACTCGGCATTGACGGCATCCCTGAAGTTGGACAGGGCTCGATTCAAATACCAATCAGCCATGACGCACCTCCTATATCAGACTAAATGCTCGCAGCTCCAGGTTGTTGTTGTCGATGTTGATCAGCAGCAGGTCGCCGTAGATGTCGCGGGGGTAGGGTCCAAGCACCACCATGGAGTTGGCTGGGATTGCATAGGGCAGCACGGCCACCGCCTGTCCATCGACGGTCTGCTCGATCACCGCCTCAGCGTTGTGCACGGCGGCATCAGTGTTCTCCACCAGGATCAGCGTCGCACCGTTGTTGACCATTTGATGGTCGTTTACGGCATCAGCTACTGGATCGTTCAACTCGAACACGTCCACCCGGCTGATCCGGGACACTGGGATGTCGACCCTGGCCATGTCACGCCACCCGGTATACGCGCATGATCGAGCCCCGGCGAACCGTGGTGTTGGTGGGGTCCGCAGTCTGCTGCGCGTACTGCGTTTGTAGGTTCCCTGCCGTACCAGCGGTGTCGATGAAACCTTCGATCTTGCACCAGGTGCCGGTACCCACACCCAGGCCACCCACCGCTATCGACGTACCCGATGCAGCCGCCGTGCTGGCCACTGCGTCCGTGGCACCAGGGGTACCGATGCCCATGATCCCCCACCGGGCAGTGGCACCCGCCGGCCAAGTGAACGCCACCTTGAAGTCGGCAGCGGTGGCCGAGTCGTAGAAGATCACATTGTCCCAGTAGTACGAGGCGTTGATGACCAGCGCGGAGGCCATCACCGCGTCGTTGACCAGGACCGTAGAGTTGTTCACCGCCGCAGCGTCGGCGGTACGCCGAGCCAGCGTGTACAGACTCCGAGCCTGCAACGAGATATGGTTCGTCCCGTCGTAGACCTCGATCCGGTCCAGGTCGGCCAGGCCTGACAGCTCATTCTCCAGGCTGACTGGGTGCCGAGCAGTACGGTCGGCAATGCTGGCGTACCGGCACATCAGCCGGGTCTCGACATCCGCGAGGAAGTCCGTGAATGCCGTAGCAATCCGAGCGGGGGCATCGGTCCCGATCGGAGTAGTGATCTGTTGATCAGCAGAGTTAGTAGGCATCAGCAGATTCCTTGGTCATAGCGGACATACATATCGTGCATAGAAGTTGCCGCCGAACATAGTGCCCGGACCGCCAGTTCCGTTGATCAACGCTCGTCCCTGGATGACGCTGCCCGCGTTACAGGCCAGTAGGCCAGACGTCTGGGTAGATGCCGAAACGGTGGCACCAGTGAACTCATTCTTCCGTTCCGCGTAGCGCAGCGCAGCATCCTGATAGATCGCCGCCCTGGTGGAGGTCACTGTGGTGAAGCCGATGATCGGTGCGGCATCGAGCACCACGAGGTAGACACCGGCTACTTGGACAGTGAACTGAGTTGGAGTAGCGGTAGTGAACATGCCCGAGTTGTCGATGCCGCCGCCGATGAGTTGCCAGTCGATGTTCGACTCCACGTTGACGGCGTACGTCGCTCCAGCAGCCAGGTGATTCAGCAGCAGAATCGGACGGTCCAGGGCATCGTCGCTGTCGCTAATGTTGGCCGCTAGTGCGGTATCGACGGCCGCGACGAACGCCTGGAAATCTGTGCAGGTGATGTTCTCCCCCGCGAAGGGGTAAGGGATTCCGAAGACGGGCGTCGATCCAGGCATCAGCTCACCTCGATCGTCTCGCGAGACCCGATGCGGGTGATCCATGCTCTGGCGTTACCGGCGGTGATCTGCATATCGCTGGCGATGTTCCCGTGGCTGAACTCGAACAGGACGCCGTGCAGTGCGAAGTCCTCGCCGATCGAGAACACCAGGTTGTTGCCGAAGAAGTTGCCGCCAGCAAGGTTCTCCGACGTCACCCTCCGGTGCAGGATATCGACAGTGCTGCCGACTCCTGCGTTGTTTCGGATGCTGCAAGCCACCTGACGGAAGCTGTCGTTGGTGATCGCTCCCACCTCGGTGCAGTTCACGAACCAGCCCAGGTGGTAGAGCCCCGATTGCTTGAAGGTTGAAGTGGCCAACGAACCCGTAGACGAGGTAATGGCCGCACCCGTGTAGTTGCTGAAGATTGCATCAGCATTGGGGAAGCTGAACTGGGCAGATCCCGCAGACGAGACTGGCCCAATGGTCGAGGTGTTGACGAAGATGGCAGTGGGCGCTTCGTTGAACGTCTCTATCGCGGCCTGCTGCTCCAGCAGCATCGCCTCCAGGCGATTGGCCAGGTTCTGCATGTACAGGGCGAGGGCACCGAAGTCCGTCTCGTCAGGACATGGCAGCTCTAGAACGTCAGTAAATCTCATGAGTTATCGGTCCTGTCGCTGGCCCAGTACACGGAAACGTCAGCTTCCAGGATCACTGCGTCCACACTATTGGGCAGGATTGCGATACCCCATCCCTGATGACTTCCGGTCATCCCGGTCCACGTTCCCATGGTCATCGACCGGAGGTAGTAGCCACCCGCACCGGGGGAGCGGAACTCATCATCGGAGGCCACTGAGGTAGCCGCCCTCATGACCCCGAAGGAAACGAGCTGCCCAGCGGCTCCACCGCCGGTCAAGGTGATGTTTCCGACGATGTGATAGAAGCCGTTCCTTCGAGGTGTGATGAAGTAGGCGGAACGATCCAAGTCGGTCATCTGATCGGTATCGAAATCCACCACCTCGAATGGAATCAGAGTCCGTGAAGAGCCGGCCAAGACGGTGATAGACGTTTCCCTCTTGAGCCGAGCGGCGGGGATGGCGGGGGTGATCCGGGCAATGTCCTGGTCCAAGTCGACGGCCAGCTCTTCGAACCGTGCAACGAAGTCGCACCACACATCGGGGGCATCGCAAGGTCGATCGCCACACGTCTGATACGGCAACGCCAACGTTGTGCTGAATGCGACCATGGTCACCTCCCTACGGAAGGATTGTAGGTGTTCATGGCGTTTCTACCGAGCCCAGCAGCAGCCAGGTGGAGTCTTGGCGAAACAGGGCAACAGGCAGCCCCAGTGCAGGTAAGACGCCATTGAGCAGGCCTGGATTCCGGATCTCCCCGCCGGCCAGTTCCACGATCACATCAGGGGTGTGCTGAGTGATCACTCCGATGCGTAGGTTGCTCTTGTCGGGGTTCGCGAAGATCGTCTCGGCAAGGCTCGCCATTAGTCCTCCAGTGTTCCGATGACCTGGGCCCGGCAAGAGACCTGCATGGATCCAGACCCATCCAGGTTCATGGGTAGAGCGAACGAGGCCACCACCTGGATGGTGTTCCGTTGACCCCTGGCGTCGAGGCGAATCACGTCACCAAGCTCCAGGGCGGCATCCACGGTGGTGGCGAAGTCCCAGGTCTCCACCAGTGCGGTACTGCTGCGAAGCTGATCTTGTGCCGCCTCCCGGGCGGTGCCCTGAAGTTGTGGAGTACGCAGGCTCACCAGCTTGTTCTTGACGCCAAACGGTCCGTCGATGAACGTGACGTTGGCAGGGTCCTCGTCCCGGGCTGTGTAGAAGACAGGCATGGTGCCATCGGCCCGTTCGCCGGTCACGGTGACTGAGTTGTAGACGTCCTCCCTGGAGCGCTCCACCGAAGATCCAGTGATCGTGGGGGGGGCATCGCTATCGACGGTCGCATCGCTGAAGGTCACCACCGGATCGCCCGGGATGGTCCAAGGCTTCTTACGAAGTACAAAGTCACCATCGGCCAGGGCATACCAGAAGGCCCCCACGGAGGTGGCCATCTCGTCCAATGCCCCAGCCCGGTCGTGCTCCCATGACTCGATAGGCACTGTCTGGAAGAAGGAGTCGAAGGTGCCGAAGGTGGCATCGGGCAGCCCACCCACGATCAGGCGTCGAACCTCGTCAGAGACGAGCTGCCCAACCTGTGAGTTGTGTGGCGCCTCGAAGGTCGCGGTGACAACGTCCCCCGCCCTGTCATTGCAGGAGACAGTGGCAGTTGCCTCAGGCCCCAGTCGAACGTTGATGATCCGTCCCCGGAACACGGGCCAGACGTATCGATTACCGTCAGCGAATTCGATTCCCCGGAACGCCCTGACCTCCCTGCTGTAGGGATTGAGCAGGTCGTCCACCTGGAAAGGGAACAGTGACTCGTCCACGGTGAAGTCGAAGGTCCGGGTCACCCGCGAGGACAGTGAAGCCCTGATGGACCCAGTCTCGTAGATCAGATCACTGGCCAGGCGTTCCGAGCCGTCAGCCACCCATACTTCGACGCGAAGGTAGGGGCGATGACTACTGGCCAACGCCTGGCGGTACAGCAGATCCGTTCCCTGGGCCAACATCAGGGGCCACCTGCTACATCGCCCCAGGTGGGGAACGCAGCCTCGACGGCATCCCAGTCGGCGTATCCGGCCTCGATGTCGTCCCAACTGTTGAAGCCCTCGGCCGGCGGGGATGCAGCTCCAGCGATCAGACTCTCGTAGGTCAGGCCCGCATCCTCCATCTCCTCCCAGGTGGAGTAGATGTCGCAAAGATCCATAAATCTGGAGCCACAGATCCCCTGTGTAGTACCCACTGGCCGGAGCACCTCGGCGAATGGCATGGTGACGATGCGGGCCTGGTAACGGTGGTCTGGCAGGCCACGGGTGACGCCAATAGTGCCAATGCCCATGTATCGGTCTGGGATGCCATAGTCAGGTGCCGCCTGGAACAGCAGCGGGCCACCTGCCGCATTGAGTGTCAGGGCATCGTCCCGGTCCTGGAAGGTACGGGTGGCAATCGTCAACGTGCTGCTGACCTTGCTACGGGACCGGCTCACATGGATCAGGTCGGGGGAGTTGGTCGGCAGCACCTGGATCGCGTTCGGGTTGTACCCTTCGGTGTCCATGCTGATGAAGAACAAACCCAAACCTGGTGGGCAGTCAGGGGTCAGCATCTTGCTGGTGGTCAGCCGCCGATCCAGGCATGGACGCACAGGGTCCTTCAGCCAGAAGTAGCCATTGCTGGGCATCGTCAACGGCTCGGTCTCGGTGACCACGAAGTCGACCACGGCGAGGAAGTTGTCCACCGACAGGGTCACCGGCAACGCATTCGTGTTACCCGCAGCAAGGATCTCCCGACCACCCACCTTGCCAGCCACCAAAACTGAGGAGTCGGTGCCAGTCACCATCCAGGCGGATGGCTCGGTGGTTCCCCTGAGCCAGATCTTGGCCATGTGGGAGGTGCCCATCACCTTGCCCCGGACAGTGAACCAGTCTCCTGGGGAGTAGCTGATACCGGTGGCTAGTGTTGCCACCGTCGTGTCCGCCGCAGCAATTCGGCGGATGATGGACAAGGTGATCAGGCCGGTGGTTTCGAACGCTGCCTGGTACCGGTACATGTTCCCGGTGTCGATATACCTGGTCATTACCGCGCTTTGAATGGCGGCACCGGTTGCCGTTACTGGGATCAGGACGTCTCGATACACGTCAGCGTCGGAGATATTGGATCCGATGGAGCTGCGCCGACTGTTGTTCACCGCGCCCAAGGCGATGGTGCCGACGCCGGCACCCACGTCGAAATCGGCGAGGCCACCACCCGACTCCAGGGTCCATGTCTGCCCGGTGTCCACGCCGGGGTTCCACTCGTTGGTCAGGGTCCGGGAGAACGAGTCCCGGATCTCATGATCCAACAACGCGAAGTCGGACGCCTCGGCCCGGTAGAAGAACGCCGTGTCCAGCGGGGCCTCAGTGTCCCAGAATGTAGCGTGCCCACCGGATAGCTCCAGGAACTCTCCCGACTCGCCACAGGGTGCCACGTAGGGCCGCAGCGGGGTCTCCTTGCCATCGACCACGCTGACCCGAACGACCCGGATGCAGGTGGCCGCTGGGATGTCGGCCCAGTCGGTTTCCACCAGCACGTAGGACAGGTTGATGAACGGGGTGGCGGTGATGGTGGGCATCAGGTGCTCCTTGGCCCGTTGGCTATCGACCTGGCCTGTTGCTCCAGCTTCCGGTCCACGCGAATGTCCAAGATGTCGGTGATCTGCGAGCTGCCCAGGAACACGTACACGTTCATGGGGCCGAGCAGCCCAGCCTCGTGGAGCAGAGCGGCGGCCCGGTTGGGCTTCGTCAGCGGGATGATCAGCTCAGGGCCAGCCTCACCAACCAGCGCCGCAGTCGGGCGAGTAACGAAGCCACCCTCAGCGAAGGGGGTTCCCTGGACGTTGGTACGGGACTTGATGAACTTGTTCGTGTTGTCCAGGCTGTTCTTCAGTCCCAACGCCTGCTTCAGTGCCTCGATCATGATCCGGATGAACAGGATGATCTTGTTGATGGCAATGGAGATCTCAATGAAGGGCAGTAGCAACGAGAAGGCGATAGGGATGATCAGCTTCAGGTTGTCGGCGAAGATGATTGCAAGATCAGCTAGGTCTCCCAGCAGCTTGCGCCCGTTCTCCGACCTGAAGAAGGTGTCGAACTGCTGGAACAGCTCAGTGAAGATCTCTAGAAGCGTTCGCCCCTCATCGTCCGTCTCCGTGAACCAGGTGTGGAACAGGCCCAGGATCGACCCCGTCAACGCGGCGATGTCCTCCAGGCTGGCGAAGGCATCTTCGAGGAAGTCCTCCAGTCTGCCATCCTGAGCTGCTGCCTCGATCCACATGGCGAAGCGATCGATGAGGTCCCCGAATCCATCGGCGAACCGCTCCAGGAATGGCAGCGTCTTCTCTGAGGCAACCGTGAATGCATCGAAGAGTCGAATGATCGACGGCCCGAGTCGATCGATCATTCGAATGACCGATGGGAACAGCTTGTTCAGGAAGCTTTCGAAGGTGGGGCTTCCCAGGAAGTCCACGAACTGGGCGAGCTGCCTACCCAGGGCAGCCGATACACCCTCCAGTCCCCTGCCAATCAGGGGGACCAGCCGTTCCAGCACCGGGGCTAGTACCTTGGTCAGGGGCCCGATGAAGGCGTTCTGGATCCGCGCCCCGATGTCCTCGATCGCCGGAGCAAACTCCCTGATCGTCTTGGTCAGGCTCTGCATCAGCGGGGATAGCGCCCGCAGGCCCTCCCGGAACTTCTTCGGATCCGAGGTGAAGGCCAGTTCCACTGCGTCTGCTATCGCCCCAAACCCCAGGATCAAGGGTGGAACTAGGGCAATAATCGCAGACAATGCAGGAGGAACAAGGAACAGGAAGCCGGCCAGGTCGGCAATAGCTGCGGCCAGCGCAATCACCAGGGGGATCAGTGCTGGCAATACTCCTACGGCCAGCACGGTGAGTACCGAGGTGAGAGGACTCTTCTCGGGGATGTTGAAGATGTTCGCTACGAAGGTCTTCAGGCCAGAGAAGATGCTGCCGAACGAGTCCTTGATGGTGCTGCCAAGACCGAGGATCTGGGTCTTGGTACTGTTGAGGAAGGCGCGGAAGCCGCGCCGATCGACATCGACATCAACATTGACCGTGGGTCGGTCTCGATCCACGGCCTGCTTGAGGGTCTCGGAGATCCTCTTGCCCTTGGTCTTGACCCCTTCGGAGACCTTCTCCCCGATACTTTCGCCAAGCTTCTTGGAGGCGGGCCCAATCGTCTTCTCGACAGCTTCCAAGATCGCCTTGACCTCGACGAACACCTCTTTGGCGAAGGGTCGGGTATCGGCGTGGATCTCGATGAAGGCCTTACCGAGGCCGTTGGCGATTGGGATCACCTCCCCATGTGCTTCACATGATAGGGGAGATCCCTAACCTTTAGAACTGCTGCGCCTGCTGCATCATCTGGAGGAATGCTCTGCTCTCGGCATCCTCATCCAGCTCTACTTCGACCCCTTCAGGGACAGCTTCCAGCTCCAGATCGAACAGTTTGCGCTTGTCCTCTGGCATGTGCTGAATGCAGATGAAGTATGCCCGGTCCAGAAACGCGCCAAGGGGGACCCTCTCCAAGTCCATATCTGCCATCTGACCGAAGAGGGCAGGCCACATGTCGGCGAGGACTGCCAGCATCCGCATGGTCCACCACCAGTCGCGACCCGACGCGGAGCGGATCACTTCCAGGCAGACCTCGTTGATCTCCTTCAGGTCGATTCGCCCCTCGGCCAGGAGGTCGATAACCTCTTGCTGATCATCCGGACGGAGCATCCCTGGAACGAGATCCAGAGTCTGGATCCGCTCCTCCATGAGAACCACCAACCACGCGGCTGCACTCTGTGGCGGGATGACGAACTCAGACTCCGCCAAGGTGATGGCTATTGGCCACGATCGAATGCTGGCAAGTGGGTCACTTGACACGCCGAGCCCTGGTCTTGGGCCCCGTGGTTGGGGCCTTCTCGGCCTTGTCGACGTTGAAGACCTCGAACACGACGATCAGCTCCAGGAGTCCAACCTCACCAGCAATCATCTTGTCTTCGAGGAAGTCACGATCCTCCTCGTTGGCAATCAGCATGTCGATGATCCGAAGCAACTTCCCAGTAGCGACGATGGCTGGACTGTAATCCCGATCCTCTTCGGGCTTTCTCTCCTCGGCAGTCATGTCCCGGCGAGCGTTGCTCAGAATCTTCATGGCAGCAGCTAGCTGGCCATCATTGGGAGCCTGGAGTGCGATGTCACGACCGGCGATAGTAATGGCGAGTGCGGGCTTGGTCATGGAGTCAGGGTACCCTCCCTGGGCATCAAACGGGCTGGTGGGAACCGCTCGACCCTGAAACCCAAGGGGACAGCCACCTCGAACAGGGCGGTGGTCAGGAACGGCGTAGAGCCGATCCCTGGATGATGCACGAGGGCCCGCACGTACACCGTTCCGTCGCTGACGAACCGGAGCGCCTTCTTCCGCTTCGGTCGGATGATGTGTGCCCTGGTGCCCTCGTGGTAGTAGTGGGCCTTCGCGAGCCTGGACCCCACCCGGCCGGTGACGCCATTGCGACTCACTCTCGTGAATCCCGACTGGATGCTGGCCCGGGTCTCCCCGGTCTTGACGCCCACCAACTGCTTGGCCCGGTTCTCGGTGCCACGCATGGCCCTGCTCACCAGGCTGACCGCAGCCGAGGTAGCAGTCCTCTCGACGGCGCCCCTATTGAGTTGAAGTCGAGCCACTCTTCTTCGCCCTCGGTGCCGAGCCACCTACCTTCGAAGTACCTTCTATCTCGGACTCCGGTTGAGCAACAAAAAACTTCTCGGGACTGTCCATCTGTACCAAGTAGCCCACACTGAGCAGATGCTTGGTGTTGTCGTCGTCGATGTCAGCCTCGTAGACCTCACCCTGGTTCATGAGACCGAAGGCGATGGCAACCTTCACCAACCTCTTGTTCACGTCAACCTCCTCAACAGTCCAGACAGCTCGGCACCCAGACCGTCACCGTTCGGGTACCTCCGGTACAGCCGCCCTCGACCTCCAGCGGCTCCCAGATACCCAACAGCTTCGCAGAGACGTCCAGGTCCAGGCAGCAGAATGCGTCCCTCATGGCCGCCGAGTCGTTCATCAGGGTCGTGAACAGCGCCGTCCACTCGGGACAAGTGGGCAGATCGAAGATGGTGCCCGCCGGGGCGCAGCGCAGCACGCCCATCTCGAGGATCACCGCCAACCAGCCAGGGGGACAGTTCCCTATCGGGGTGGTCAGCTGCTCAGGGAAGTCGTTGGAGGGGAAGTCACTGACCACCCGCACCCAGGCCAGGCCTCGGCAGCACTCGTCATCGTTGGCGGAGATCAGCGCGGATACCCGCTGACCCACCCTCAAGCAGCAGATTTCTGGCGGGTCCGGGTTGGCATTCAGTGACGTGCAGAAGCATGTCAGTAGCTCCTGGGCGACCGGCAGGATCGACTGGTCAAGCACTGGTGACCCTTCTGATCGTCGGTGCGTCAGGGGACCAGATCATGGGGCGGCGGATCAGTCCACCAGGATTGTAGGACAAGATCACCTGATCGACTTCCATGATGCCGGTCAGCCGACGCCGGATCAGTGTGTCCGTGTCCACCATGTTCACCTGCACACCCTGCCGGGTGATGGAAGTGATCCGTCCGGGAAGTCGACAAGGGGCACCCGTACAGGCCTTGGCAAACTCACAGGCCAGGACTGACATGGCCGTAGCCACCGAGTCGGGGACGGGCTTGCCTCGCAGGTAGGTGACTTGGAAGAACCCATCGCCCGAGTCGACGTTGTAGTCCTGGCAGTCGGGCCAGCATTCCCCGTCGGTGCGGACGAGGACTCGGGCGTCGTCTACCCGATAGGCATTGGCTGGGATGGTTGCAGCGTCAACGATCACTTCGGAGACGCTGTCCACCGGGCCAGGTAGCAGTACCTCGCACCGGGCATGACAGGTGCAGCACACGTTGGGGCAGACGCAGTTACGCCAGATCCCGTTGTTGTCGATGTACGGGCCCAGGAAGGCCCCACCACTGCCGTATCCGAGCCACTCGAAGCCCACGATCGAAGGGACGTTCTGGCGCCACCGGCCACACGGGCGTACAACCTTCGGGCATAGGCCGAATTGGCGCCCCGTGGTGGACCACATCACCAGTTGTGCGTAGTCCGTTGCTGCCTGCTGAACGGTGACGTCGAACTCGTCCCAACCCGTGCAGCAGATGGGATCAACGGCTGGCCAGTCGCAAGGGGTATCAACCATCGGCAGCTACCCCCTACTCGTCTACGCGCTCCGGCCAGTGCCAGGTGCCGCCAGCCTTGTCCTCATCATAAGAGCACGGGTTGAAGAACAGGCCCGTTGGATTGAGCACGGCCAGGTTCACCATGCCCATTTCCGCGTTGGCGACGAACGTGATGATGGCTGCACGGCACTCCGAGGCATACTCGCCACCCGGAGTGCCGTACGAGACGTAGTGAACGATCCTGCCGACGGAAGGCTTCACGTTACGCCGGTTCCACGAGCAACCAGGCCACCGTCGAAGTGTCGGCCGCCGCACTGATGATCACGAACGAGACACCCGGGGTGACGGTGCTGAGGCGAGGGAACGCCGGGGTGCCGCCGACCACCTGAGTGGTCAGGAAGACCCTGGTGTTTGCCGTGATCGAGGTGTTGGCAACGGTGACGGAGCCGTTCACCAGGACGGCGACACCCATCCGGGCGTTGGCGCCCTCCAGGACGTCGACACCCCGGACGCCAACCCGGCGTCCGTTTGAGGCGCTAACCGGCAGGGAGGAGGTGAGAGGCATTTGTCATTTCTCCTTGTCAGGACACAACTACCACGTTGGAGGTCCAGGTCGGACCCGAGATCGTCGACTGGCGCAGGGTCGCGGTGTACGAACCGGGCACTGTGTAGCTGTGGTTGGTGCTCGGACCAGCAGCGTCTATCTCAGTGGCCGTAGCGTCGCCCCAGTCGATCATGATCGGGTAAACCAGGCCAGTTGGATGGGTCGCGACAACAGCCAACGGGGCAGCTCCAGCACCAGGGGCGATGACGAAGGCAGGTGTCGCATCAACGCAGCCGCAGGCGTCCGCTGGCGGAGCCAGGGTCGTGAGCTGGATGTGTCGATGGTCCCCCACCGCGATCGGCGTCAGTAGCGGCCGGGGCTCACCCAGGTCGGCGCCGCTGAGTACCAACCGGATGTTGTACGGGCCGCTGCCCCACAGTGCGGACGAGCGCGTCCGCGCGTTCACGGTGAAGGTGGCCAGCCCGTTCTGGAGGGTCAGGTCGCCAACGGTGCCTTCGATGACCCACGGCAGAAGGAAGTAGCCGAACTGCAACGTGCCGCCGGAACAGTTGTTGGAGCCACTGATTCTCGTCCACGCCTCGAAGGCGAAGTTGACGGTGTTCACCGAACCCTCGCGGGTACGGAAACCAATCGCCTGTGGGGAGGCCGAGTCGTCGAGGACCAGGGGTTCACCGGTCATCAAGTTGAACATCTCCGGGTCCACCTTGCAGAAGGTGAGGACCAGGTTGATCCACTTGAGAATCGGCGGGCTGGTGTCCGTCACACAAGGCTGACCATCGGCATTGAGCGTGAAGAAGTCCTGGCGCTCGTTGTATTCACCAGTCTGCTCAATGGTGATGATGCCGGTGCTGGCCACGCTGGAGCAAACGGAGGTACTTACCGCACCGCAAGCGTCCAGTGCCGTGACCCGGACAGCCGGGACCCGAATAGGAGCAAAGCAAACAGCAACCACTTGTTACTCCTTAGGGTCCTCTTCTTCATCCTCTTCGATCTCGGCGTCGGCGGTCTCCTCGGCCTCGACCTTGGCCTGCTGCTTGCGAGGACGACCGACGCGCTTCTTGGGAACCGAAGCTTCCTCTTCATCCTCGGCGGCAAGCCGCTTCTGGATCTCCTCGTCGATGTCCTTGGCAAGCCTCTGAGCCTCGATGTATCGATCGCCCAGCTCGTCCGGAACAGAGAAGGCCACGTAGCCGGTACCAGGTGCAGTATCGGTGATGATCTTCACGTCACGAGCCGAGTCGGCCATGTTCAGGAGCTGCTGTGCAACAGCCTTCTCTTCGCCAACTGCGGGGAAAATGGTCGCCATTGTTAGGTCTCCTAAGCTGCTGCGCAGAGCGTTACGTTGATCGCGAACTTGGCGCATTCGTAGGCCACGAGCCACTCGCGCTCCGCCTGTGCGTACACCTGGTTGGTGGTTCGGTTCAGGGCCTGGGCCATAGTTGGAATGAACACGTCGGCATCCTGGGTGTACCAAAGGGTCACCTGGCCAGTGATGTACAGCCAGGCGGTACCGGCGGCGGCGGGGGTGCCGTTGTTGCTTTCGTTGGCGTAGTTGCCGATGGACACCTTCGTACCGGCGGCGGTGGTCCACATGCCCTTGGAGGCGTCCCAATAGATCAGGTGCTCGGAGGACATATACGGCGCCGCGACGAACGGAACGTGCAGTGTTGCTGCTGGGCCGTACACCGCGTAGATGTCCCGCTCCAGGGCAGCGAGACTGGCAACGATGTTGTCGGTGGTGCAGTCGGAGACGCTGAGGGTCGCGTCCGGATCCTGCAACGTGGGGGTGTTGCCGAATCCGCCCTCGGAGAAGATCCGCTCGACGGCGGCCTGCTCTCCCATCTTCAGCCGCTCCATGGTGAAGCGACGAAGCCGGGCGTCATCCATGCCAACGGCACCGCAGATGAAGCTGGACCTGACCGTGAAGCCGTTGGCGGTCACCGTGGTCAGGCCTGTTTCGAACTCCTTGGTCTCCGCGTCGTCGATGACACACTGGTTTTCCAGACCAGTAGGCAGCTCGC